TCATAAGTTTTTGGTTTTATAGCATTGTAATTGTTTATTGCGTCAGTATGTTTTTGTTTCATTGGCGAATTTTGTGTCCAATGATTTTCAAAAACATCTGCAATCGCCTTACGCTTCTCGGCGTTCAACGACTGTCTTTTTTGTTTTTCCATTTTTTACCTTTCTGTTAATTATTTAAAATAAACTATTGACAAATTATTGTCAAGGGATTATATAGGATATAGTAATCTTAAATTACTACTTACGCCCTTTTGCTAGTCTACGGCGTTATAAACTCAAACTAGCGGGACAACTTCTGGTTGTGTTTGCTTTGTACCACAATACACGCACAACTAGAACTGATCCCTGATCCATTGAGTAACTTGTGTTTAAACAAAGCTAGCACGCCCAATGGATCAGGGATCAGTCGACCCTTGACTAACTCGAAAGAGGAACTGCGGCTAAGACTGATCAGGATCAGATAAGATGGCTAGGATTTTATCGTAGTAGAACCGACTCTAGCTGGTAGGTTCTACTGATCCCTGGTTACCTGGACGGATGTCCGACGGTGTTGAGCCTATAAGCGCAGGTTGACTCCAGGTGACCTGGGATCAGTGTGAGAGATTAACAAGTGTCACTCTCATAGTGGCACTGATCCCTGGTCGCTGGCCGATATAGGTTTTAAACTATACCCGCAAGGGTTGAGAAGGTTTTTAACTATGTCAGTGACCTGGGATCAGGGCAGAAAAAAAAGCGTCAAGCTTCAAGCGTCAAGCTTGACAGCTGGTGAAGGATAGTATAGGATGTATTTAGAAAGGAATAATTATGATAACAGACAAAGAGTATAGAATACTGATGACTGATGTATACAGAAAGATAGTTACAGCGGTTAACATTACAACTGGCGATGATGGATCCCAAGCTCACAAAGTAATTGAAACTTTTACTGAGCTATGGAAGATGAATAAAAGACAATATGCAAAACAACAGAAGTATTTCGGATGAGTAGAAAACCTGGGCCCGACAGGGCCCGCATCCTAATCAATCACTGGCGCTGGTTAGAAGCCCAGGGGCCAAGCTACAAGCTTCAAGCCGCAAGCTGCAAGCGTCAAGCCTCAAGCTTGACAAGAGAATTATATCCTGTTATAGGAGAGTATAGGAGAAAGACATGAAAACAGAAGAAGCATTTAAAATTATAGGAGGCAGCCTATCGAAGCCCAACAAGATGCCTGGCTGGTCTATTGGTATACCTGCGAAGGAATGCAAGACCGGGTCCAAGCTCAGGAAAATAAAAAACTCAGTCTGTTATGACTGTTATGCCCTGAAGGGTTGCTATGTGTTTAAGGTAGTTCAGGATGCACAATATAGAAGGCTGCAAGCCATCAAGGACCCGCGCTGGGTTGAAGCAATGGCGCATTTAATTAATTCTAAAAAGCCGGATGTGTTTCGCTGGCACGACTCAGGAGACGTGCAGGACCTGGATCATTTAAATAAAATTTATGAAGTATGTAAACTGACACCGGGCAAGCGTCACTGGATGCCAACCCGTGAAGCATGGATAAAGGACCATGTATCCAGGGCTCCAGCTAATTTAATAATTCGTTTTTCCATGCCTATGATTGATCAGGAGCCAGCTGGCTCCTGGTCTCATACATCGACCGTAGTTACGTCTGGCGCTAGCTGTCCAGCTCCGAAGCAGGGCAACGAGTGCAAGGACTGCAGAAACTGCTGGAATAAAGAAATAAAAAATATATCATATGGGCAACATTAATGTTTAAACATCCAAGTTATTATAAAAAATTAAGAGCTTCACAAGTGAAGAAATCGGATCAGGCCATTAGCTCAGATAATGCTCCTAATATGGACAGAGCTCACGACGGTGAGCGCGAGCGTGCGCCTGGTCCGGGCCAGAAGCTTCGGGCAGCAACACATGACCTAGCAGAAGCGACAGGCCACAAGCGACAAGCCATAGAAGAAACAGTTCCACACAACGATATCGAAGAGGCACAAGCTTCAAGCAACAAGCCTCAAGCTTCAAGCGCCAAGCTCCTCGAAGAAAGAGCCACAAGCCTCAAGCGTCAAGCATAAAGGCTCAAGCTTCAAGCCCCAAGCGTCAAGTGCCTTGATCCCGGACCCTGGAAAAAGTTTCACGGACCTTTGACCGAGGTGCTCTACCAAGATAAAACTGTTACGCGGATGCTTCACATGAAACGCAATTTGATG